ATCAAAAATTAATATTAGATTTAATTAAAATTTCTTTTATATATAGTATGATAAAAGAAGGTTGGAAATTCAAGCACATATCTGACAGTGTTTTCGAATTTAAAAAAAGTCGCGCTCTTGTAAACGACATTGATATACATGAAATTTTAAATAAAATTTAATATTAATTGCGTTTTGCATAAATTTTTTTCTTGACTATATTATATAAAACAAAAATGGGTGGTGGTTTAATGCAACTTGTCGCATATGGTGCTCAGGACATCTATCTTACTGGAAATCCTCAAATAACTTTTTGGAAAGTCATGTACCGTAGACACACTAACTTTTCTATGGAATCTATAGAACAAACTTTTAATGGTGCTGCTGATTGGGGTCGTAAAGTTACCTGCACAATCTCTCGCAATGGTGATCTTATCTCTCGTGTTTACCTTCAAGTTACTCTTCCCAGTGTATCTTGTGCATCTGGTCAAAGATTTCGTTGGCTCAACTGGGTTGGTCACGTTATGGTCAAGATGGTTGAAGTTGAAATCGGTGGTCAACGCATTGACCGTCACTATGGTGACTGGCTTCACATCTGGAATGAGCTTACTCAAACCGCCGGTCACGCCGCTGGTTATGCTTCCATGGTTGGAAATGTCCCCCGTCTTGTTCAACCCATTAACGGCACTGCTACTCTCAACTCTTCCGGCAACAGTGAAGACTTTGCCTTCGGTTCTGCTGATACTAGCGCAACCATGCCCGCTGTTACTCTCTATATCCCTCTTGAGTTCTGGTTCTGCAGAAACCCCGGTCTTGCCCTTCCTCTTATTGCTCTTCAATACCACGAAGTCAAGATTAACATCGAATTCCGTGATGCTGCTAGTTGCACTTGGAGTGATGGCAATGTTGTTGTTCCATCTCTTTCTGCTGCTTCTCTCTATGTTGATTATGTCTACCTTGACACTGACGAGCGCAGACGTTTTGCCCAAGTTTCTCACGAATACCTCATCGAACAATTACAATTCACTGGTGATGAATCCGTCTCCTCTACTGCCAACAAAATCAAATTGAACTTTAACCACCCCGTCAAGGAACTTGTCTGGGTTGTTCAACCTGATGCCCATGTCTCCAACAACGCTACAACTAAAGCTGTTGGTGGTCTTCAATGGTTTAACTACACTGATGCCCTTGACTCCTCCGCTCTTTCTGGCACCCCAGGAAGCCCTCTAGGTGAAGGATTAACCGGCTCTGATAACGGCGGTCTTGCTACCAGTGTTCAAGTTAACAGCATTACCGGTGTTTCCGGTCTTACTCAAACTATTCAACAAGGATTCAGTGCTGTTCAAAATACTAACAGTTATAACTTGGCTCAAGCTGTCAATACCTTTACTGGTCTTGCTGATACTGGCTCTGTTCTTGACCGTGGTGACAACCCCGTTGCCTCTTGCAAGCTTCAACTTAACGGACACGACAGATTCTCTGAACGTGATGGCCGCTACTTTAACCTTGTTCAACCTTACCAACACCACAGCAACTGCCCCGCTACCGGTATCAATGTTTACTCATTCGGTCTTAAACCCGAAGAGCACCAACCTTCCGGCACTTGCAACATGTCTCGTATCGACAACGCTACTCTTCAACTTACCCTTACTCAACGCGCTGTTCGCTCTGGTGGTGTCTCTCGCTCTTGCAGTGTTCGTGTTTATGCCACTAACTACAACGTTCTTCGTATCATGAGTGGTATGGGTGGTCTTGCCTACAGCAATTAAAAAATTTAGATTTTCTAAATTTGACAATTTCATAATTATTATAATATACTAGAAATAGTATAATATAAAATTTATTATTTACACAATTTAACTACATGAATTTATTTTATGTTTTTTTAATATTCCTTTATAATTACAAATTAGAACTTGATTTAATACGTGAGATAATTTCGGATGTTGACATCGCAGGATATCTAGTTCCAATTATAACTTTATCTATAGCTCTTGCTTCCGCATAATAAAGATCTAATGGACTATCATACTCCGGTGAAATAAATATAAAATCCAAATTATTTGCTTGCATAAATTGGAGAGTCGTAACTAGTGGAGCATTTGCAATTACCTCATCAACCCATTTCATAAGTTTTACAGTTTCAACTCTTTCAATTGTGGTTTGAATCGGATATCTTTTATAAGTTACAACATCTGCATCTGAATGAACGCCAACAACAACTTGTCCATATTTTGATGCTTGTTCAAATTGTTTTATGTGTCCAATATGACATAAATCAAAGACGCCATTGCAATATATTCTTGGCATTAGTTAATTTTATATATATAAAACTTTTTGAATTAATTATATATTAAGATAAAATAAGAAGGTTTACGCATTTTTAATTAATGCTAAATAAACGCATTGCATTTAAGTTGTTGTATGATGGGTTAATATCAAATATAGAAAAAATATATTATTATAGATTTACATATTTTTTGTATATTTTATACGATTACCACCTGAAGAAATATTTTGTTCTAAAATTCATTGATACTCATTGCATTAGCTATTTTCTTTCTAATGTTATAGTATTAGCAGCAGTTTGTCCAGGTAATAACAGGTCCTTGCCTGCAAATACGAGGCGCATTTGGTCGGGGGGAATTTCTTCTCTCTCTTGACTTAATCTACTCCGCCCTAATCTCATTTCTTTTTCTAATTCTTCCGGTGTAGGTTTAATTTCTATATCTTGTATTTCATAATATAATTGTCGAAAACGCGTTAAAATTTTTTCATATGATTGTTCGCAAACTTGTTGAGCATCCCATATTTCACCAATTAACTCACTATATTGACCCACCAATTCTTTGGCATGCTCACTTTGCAATGGGTTCTTTAATTGTTCATTCTTTAAATCATTATCTAATTTATCCCTATATTTTAGGGAATATTCCTCCAACTCATCTAAGTCAATGATTATACCACCAGACTGTATTTTCCTGACTTTACTAATTTTTCTTTTACCATTTCCATTTAATTTTGCTCCTCTTGATGTCTTATTATATCGTTTTTTAATATTCATTATATTTATAGTAAATAAAAAAATTTATGATATTTTAATAAATAAATAATATTATATAGTTTTTCAATATATTGAAAAATAAGTGTCTGATTAACATGTCCAATTACTTTTTTTATTTTTGTTGTTTATACCTTTTAATCAGTTTAACCCTTTTATTATTTGATATTTTACTTCCGCGCTTTCGTTCTCATCCTGGATGAGGGTGAACTAACATTGATTTATCCCTATGAATATCGTCAAGCATTAAATTATATCTACGGTGTAATTACGAGGTGTCAAAACTCTTTAAGGCTTAACTGAATGATGATAATTCAATTGCTCTCTTTTTATCTTTAATGACTATATTATTGGCATGATTGTCATGATTAGTTCCATCTACACTATTACCATCTACTGTATTATCATGAGACGCATTATTATCTTCCGTAGTATCATTAGTATCATCACTATCACTATTTTCAATCGAAGATTTATCATTATGTGCTATATCTAGAGTTTGTACATCAATTATAGGTTTATCTTCACTCGTTGTTGTTTCTTTATTATTTCGTGAATCATTTATTATTTTACTAACATATGTTATAAACATTTCATAGGTTGTAAAATGTTTTAAATTCATAATAATATAATGTATTGACATTGAAAACAGTTTTGTATTCGTTAAACCATACGTTATAATATTTTCTCGATTTGCATGATTATATGCCCGAATAATATAACAATATATTGATTTTATAGTTTTATAACGCCTGCATGAGCAAAATTCTTTATTACAACGAATATTATAGCATATTAAATTATTATTTTCCGTTTCAATATCTATATTTTTACGCAATTTCATAATATAAATATCTTGTAGTTTTGATAATCCTAAATCATCAAATGATAATAATGATGGATATAAAGTGCTCTTTAAACTAGTAAAAAAAGAGCCATTATCTTTAAGGTCATCTTTAGTATTCACATC